GTGGTGTCCTCCATCGTGATGCAGTTACCCATCGAGAAAGTCAGCAGCTCCTCGTCAAAGAGCAGCATACGTTCTCCGGCCAACTTCTTCAGCTCTCCCAGAGGGACCGACTCCGTCCTGGAACCCTGGCGAACCACCTCAACTCCAAATGGGCCATTCTCCGAGACCCACCGCTCTACGAACTCTTTCGCATTGTAAGGGTCATACCCAAAACAGCGAACATCGTAGCCGCAGTTAATAATGTGCTCGTCCAGATCCTCATAGACTTGCATCATGTCGAGAACCGTCCCCTCCATAACGATCAAACTCCCTTCCGCCATGAAGTCCTCATACTTGACTCGCATAGCAGCGGGGAGCTTGTGAAGGGTTAAAGAGGTGATGTAGTTTCTCGTCTTGACGCCAAAAGCGCCGTCTCGAAGAGGAAAGAGGAAGGTGAAGGAACAGAAGTCATCACCCTGGGAAAGGTCCGCCCCAAGAGAACAGGGCATCTGCCAGAAACGCTGCCGGCGATGGGGAAGAGTCTCCTCGTAAGTAAAGTAGTAGGTATACCCTTCCATGGGAAGACCAAACCTCTTGGCCAGCATATCGTTTCGAGTGGCGGGGGCTGTCTCAGCGCGGTCCACATCCTTTTGGTAGGTGTCATAGGTCACAGTTTTGCCCAGATTGGGGTTGGCTTTCGCCCACATTTCGGGATAGGCCACCTCTTCAACGGAGTCCAACTTATACCACCAAATCGAAATGTGCTCCTGCGGCGGCCCATTCTCCTGGAGTATGTTCATCAACTCCATTTTGATTGTGTCGCCAGCACCGTTACGAACCGTACCCTCCGAACTGGTGGCAATGATAAGATAGTCGTCCAGTTTAGAGGCGCCCTGCTCGATGGCGCCAATGACATCCTCCCGGGCATCCGCAGAAGACAGCCATTCGTCTACTGTGGCGACCTTACAGCGTAAGCCTTGGAGCTTGTCCACCGACATAGGGCGCACCTCGATCAGTGAACCGGAGATAAAGTTCTCAATGCCCTTCTTAGTCGAGGCCAGCTTGACACGATTGGCTTTGGAACCAGTCGTGTTCTGCAAAGACCCCTCCGTCATGAACTGAAACACAGGCCCTCTCGCCCTTGTGATAGCAGTCTTGATGGGGTTGATGATCTCTTCGGCCTGCTTCATGGTCGGAGCAGTGGTGATCTGATGGGTGGTCGAACCGTCGATGGTCAGAAAGTAGGCCTGAATGCAGGAATCATAGAGCGACTTTGCCGCGCCTCTTCCCACGATCAGATACTGCTTCTTGGTCAAACGCTGCTTGATGCGCTTTGTGACATACCGGCCGCCTCGGCCATCCGGATTTGGAACGTAGATCGAATGGTCATCAAAGTAATACCATCCGAATACCTGTTCCCCCCAGAGCTTGAAGGTGTCCAGAAGATGTAGGTCTGAACCGTCCGTCAAGGTCAGCTCGTTTTCGCAGAACTCGATCCAGCCCTCGACCGCCTTGTCATCATAGTAGTACCCAGGATGAGCGATCAGGTGGTCGATCCGGTTCATCTCCAGCTCTACTTCTTTACAGACCGGAATATCGCCTCGGATGACGGCATCACGAAACGCACCATAATAACGGGGTACGGCAGTGTTTGATAACATCCAACCACCAACCTCTCGTTATAGACCAAGCGCTTTTCTGCCCAGCAGTACCAAAGTGGAAATCTTCTGTTCACTCATCTTTGTCTGGTAGACATCTTTGGGGACGACCTGCTCCATATCGAAAACAATGATGGGAGACTTCGCCTTGAACCCTCCATAGATGGCATCATTCGTATCAAGAACGGCGCCATATCCGGCTTTCTTACACTCGCTGAAGAATTTGGTTCTTTGGTTATAGACGTCGTTGCCCTTTCGGCTGTCGCCCTGCCCATCGTAAGGGATGACATAATTGAACATACGATAAACAGTCTGGAGGTCATCCGATGTGGGGGTGTAATCCGGATCTTTCATCTTCTTGAGAACATTTGCAGCTTCCCGATAACCCTTGAACTTATACTTGTCACTTACGAAATAACTTTGCATCCGTTCGCTGTCGGTGACAAAATTGTAGAAGTCCCGGTCATTCTTATAAAGATCCATAAAAACTTTAGCGCCGGAATCTTCACTTGCTACTTTCAAATCGGACTTTAGGGAATTGTCAATCCGGTACTTCATGAACATCCCGGTTCCAATCTCTTTTCCGTTCTCATCGTAAATGGTCTTCGGGATCGGCCTATTGAATAGGGCATTGTACTGGTGCTTATCGAGCTTGTCGTGAGTGGCATAAAACATGTCCGTGCCCTTTGTACGGTCCTTGTCATAGGACAGGGTACTCAGGGTAGTCTTATCCACTTTCAGCACCTCATCAAAGTGTTTCTTGTTGTAGATGCTGTTTCCGCTCTTTCGCTTATTGCTGATGGCCTTTCGCTGAGCTGGAGTATAATCTCCCCCACGAAGTGGATAGGGAGGACCATTTCTGACACCCCATTTCTGCTTCAGGATGCCGTGATGGTAAAGTTCCATAAATGGTCACCTCATCCCTTTTGCAACAAGTCTTTAATCGCCAAAGCAATACTCAGAGACGACCCAGTAACAGCCAGAACACTTCCAGCTATTTCAAGAGTATCACGCAGGGTTTGTCTTCCCTTTGATACTTGAGCCGTAGAAGTGTCCGCAAATAACTGATTATACTGACGCTCCAGAAGCTCTCGATTGATCTTATCGCGCATCTCCTTATCGCTCATATTAGACAAATCCATTCTCTTAGTGGTTGATTTAGGAGACGTGCTTTGCTCAATCTTCCGCATTTCTTTAACAAGGTCGGCATTAGTGTCGACAACTCGTTTGGTGCGTTCCAGGTCTTCCTTTGCCCAGCGCTGCGGGTCGGGGTTCGTCAAGTCGATACGGTTTTCCTTCTTCTTGGCGGCATTCTCCCGCTTATCCCGATCATAACGCTTTTGACCGGCAGCAGTTAGGGAGCCGTCTTTGTTCTGGTAACGGCGGACGCCCCATTTCATGCCGAGGACGCCGTAATGCACCAGCACATTCTTATCCATTTTGTTTTTCCTCCTTCCCGCTGGAATCGACTACCGGGTCCGCGGCAACGAAAAGCCGCCACTCAAACTCACTGATTTGCCGATTGATGGACTCAATAGCTGCGGAGCTGAGCGGCGGGTCGAAAAGCAGGCGAACTTTTAAGTAGACATAGGATTTGACAAGGGCAAAGATGTTCTGGTCGGCCGAAATGTAATTCGACCAGGTCTCATCTTTCCCTGTGATGGAGAAACCGTTGGCAGGCCCGACACCCATTTGTGTCAGGATCGCAAACACGCTGTTGATGTGCATGATAATGTCAGCATCAAAGTGGGTGTAGTTTTCTTCGATACCCAACAGTTTCTTGATGGATGTCAGGATGCTTTCCGTGATCCCCATAGCTACCTCCCTTACCGACGGACTGCGATATACTTCTTCATACAGAAGCCTTCGATGCCGCCGGCGACAGATACCTTATAAAAATCTTCACTGGAACCATCCATGTCAATGACCACTTCGGTCAGAGCCGGAATAACAGATGCGACTTCGGCTTTGATGCTCGGCGCCTTTCGGATATTCAGCTTCAGACAACCGACAACAACGCCGGTAACATCGGGGGCCTTTTCGGGAACAACGGACTGTTCCTCCACAACCTCTGTGGGCTCAATGGTCTCCGCGACCTCGGGGACAGGTTCTTTGGTCTGCTCGCGCTTTTGGGAATTATGCTGCATGACGGGTTCCTCCTTTTTGATGAAATCAAATGTACTATTTCTTCCAGGGACAGGTATCGTTCGGCCTTCTCTCAACTGGCTCTTGAAACAGCAGGTGTTCGTCGCCATAATGGATGGCCAAATGCGTTTCGTGAATTGTGGTGATGAGATACTCGGGGTCGAGGATCATATCCACTCTGTCTCGAATGTCCTCTGGGCGAATCGGGTTCATGTGATGGATGATCGGCCGGCGGAATATCTCCCGACCGGGAATGCCGAGATCGCAACCGCAATCACGAGCGATCACAATATCCCGAACCCTTCTCCATTCGGAAGACCGATAGAAGAATTGGTTCATGTATCGGTCGAAGCCGAAAGTCTCTTTTCCAACAACTCCGTCCAGCCGAAGGTACTGGAAACGAGCCTGAAAAG